GTCTTCTTTTTTTGTGCGCAGGTTTGCGGAAATGACTATAATCGGTCAGAAACCCCGATAGGAGGCCGTACGATGGGACGTAGAGGACCACCACCCAAGCCCACGGCGCTGAAGATCGCGGCGGGCAACCCCGGCCGGCGCCCCCTGAACAAATCCGAGCCGCAGCCGAAGCGTGGAAGCCCCGAGTGCCCCGATTGGTTGGACGACGAGGCAAAGCGGCACTGGGAATATATCCTGCCGATCCTCGATTCCATGCGGGTTCTGACGGTGGCGGAGGGGGATGCGTTGGCGCAGTATTGCCGGGCGTATTCTCGGTGGAAAGCGGCCGAGTCGTACCTGATGGAGCACGGCACGACGTACGAGGTTCTGGATAAAGACGGTTTGTTTCAGCGGGTTCAGGCCCGGCCACAGATTGCGGAGGCCCGGTCGATGCTGGAGGTGATGCACCGGAAGCAACTGGAGTTTGGGTTGACGCCGGCGGCGCGTTCGCGGATCGCGGCGGCGCCGGAACGGTCGGGTGATTCGAAGGGCAAGGCTCGGTTCTTCAAGAGAGGTGGATGAGATGTTGTTGGCCTATGAGGTAACGTGGCGAATGCTGTTGCCGTACTATGTCGGCGGTGCGGTCAGCGTCTGCGCCGGGATACTGCTGGCAAAGCTGTTCTGTTGGGCATGGGCAAAGAAATTGTGATTAGCGACAAGGCTCGGTTCTTTAAGAGAGGTGGATGATATGCCAGACGGGATACTGGGACATTGTGAGACCTGCCGTTGGTGGGAACCGGCGCAGCGCGTCGATGCAACCTTATCTGCCCAGGGTGTTTGCCGGAGATACCCGCCGAGCATCTTGTTAGGTCGCACCGATCCGCCGCATCCACCAGAAACGTGGGCGAATACCTATTGTGGTGAATGGACCGTGGATGACGATTAGCGACAAATGGCGAACCCGCTTCAAGCTGATCCCCGGTTACGATCCGGTGGCGTCGGCCGGCGAAGGCGAACGCTTCGACGAGCAGGCGGCGGACGACGCGATCGAGTTCGTCGAGACGTGCTGCCACCACGTCGAGGGCCGGTGGGCGGGGCAACTGCTACGGCTGGAGGAATGGCAGCGGGCGTTATTCGGTTGCCTGTTTGGGTGGAAGCGTGCGGACGGGAGCCGGCGGTATCGCGAAGCCCTGATCTTCTTGCCCCGGAAGAATAGCAAAACCACGATGGGTTCTGCCATCGTTTGCGTCGTCGCGTACACCGACAACGAACCGGGGGCCAAGTTGTACAGCACCGCCGCCGAACGCGAACAGGCTCGCATCTGTTTCGAGATCACGGCGGGCATGATTCGGCTTGAGCCTGACATGCTGAGCCGTGCCGAGATATTTAAGTACAGCGTCGTGTTCCACGGCGGGGCGGGATCGTACAAGGCGTTGTCGGCGGAGGCGGGACACAAACACGGGCTGAACCCCCACCTCGTAATCAATGACGAGTTGCACGTCCACCCAACGAAAGACTTGACTGTTGCGATGGGTTCGGGCATGGGTGCGCGGCGGCAACCGCTGCTGATCCATCTGACGACAAGCGACTTCGAGCGGCCGGGGTCAATCTGTAATGAGATGCACGATTACGCCAGCAAGGTCCGCGATGGGATCATCGTTGATTCGTCGTTTCTGCCAATCATCTATGAAGCCAGCCGCGACGACGATTGGACCGACGCAGCTACGTGGTACAAGGCGAATCCAAACCTTGGCATATCGGTATCTCGCGACTTTATTGCCCGCAAATGTCAACGGGCGCAGGATACGCCAGCCGAAGAGAACGAATTCAAGCGGCTGCACCTGAACATCCGCACCGAGCAGGCAGTGCGCTGGCTGCCGATGGAGAAGTGGGATGCCTGCGAGGTGGTTTGCGACGACGAAGAACTGCTCGGTAAACCGTGTATGGGCGGCCTCGACTTGGCGGCCACCAGTGATATCACGGCCCTCGTGCTTCTGTTCGATCTTGACAACGGCGTGCGTCGGCTGCTGTGCTTCTTCTGGGTGCCCGAGGCCCAGCTATTGAACCCGCGTAATCCGAATCGGGAGGCGTATCAAGAGTGGGCGAAGGCGGGCGTGCTGCGCACGACGCCGGAAGACATGATCGACTATGGCTTTGTGCGGCGCGACATAAACCAGATTGGCGAGCAGTACAAAATAATCGACCTCGCGATTGACCGGCTGTTCCAGGGGGCTCAGCTTGCGAACGAGTTGGACGAAAAGGATGGCTTCGAGGTGACGGGGTTCGGGCAAGGCTTCATGTCGATGGCCGCGCCGACGCTTGAGCTTGAAAGGCTGATCCTGTCGGGCAAGCTTGACCACGGCGGCAACCCGGTGCTTCGGTGGATGGCTGCGAACGTGGCAGTCAAGTATGACGAGGCGGGCAACATGAAGCCGAACAAGGCGAAGTCCAGCGGGAAGATCGACGGTATTGTGTGTGCGATCATGGCCCTGGGGCGGGCAATGGTACAAGAGGAACCGGGGGAAAGCATCTACGAGACGCAGGGGATTACGTTCGTATGATACGCGACATTGCCCTTGACCTGTCCCTACTCTGCGGCGTTGCCGCGATTTCTTACGGGTTGTACTTGATTCATCTGTCGGTGGCGCTTATCTTTCTGGGGACAGCCCTCGCCGCTGGTGCGTTGTGGCTGGGTATGAGGCGTCGTCATGGGTCTGGTTAGCGCCCTTGTAGAGCGTACATCGTCCCGTTCTTTCGAGAATCCCGCCACGAATCTGAGCGATCCGGCCGCCTGGCTTAGCGAGATGTTCGGCGGTGGCGAGTCAGATTCCGGCGTCAAGGTGAATCGGAAGACCGTTCTGGGACTACCGCCCTTACTGCGAGCCGTGACGCTGCTCAGCACCGACGTTGCCAAGCTGCCGCTCGTTGTCTACAGGCGATTACCTGAAGGCGGGAAGGAAAAGGCACCCGAACATCCCGCATATTATATCCTACGTCGGAAGGCTACGCCGGAGATAACGGCGTCCGTTTTCATACAGACGCTGATCGGCCATGCGTTGCTGAAGGGCGATGGGTATGCGTACATTCGGCGGCTTGGCAGCGGTGCGCCCCAAGAACTCTGGCCGCTGAATCCGGACGTGACGTTCCCCGTTCGCGAGAACGGCGTGCTCTGGTACACGACACAGATTGAGGGCAACCCGCATAAACTGCCGGCAGCGGACGTGTTGCATGTTCATGGGTTGGGCTTCGATGGCCTAAGTGGATACCCGATAATCGAGATCGCGAAAGACGCAATCGGGCTGGGCCTGGGTATCCAGAAATACCGTTCCAAGTTCTTTGCGAACAACGCACGCCCCGGCATGGCGCTAGAGTTCCCGCAGACGCTCAGCGATAAAGCACGCGACAACATCGCGAAATCGTGGAAGACGATGTACGGCGGGCTTGACCAGCAGCACCGGACGGCAATCCTAGAAGAGGGCGTCAAGGTTCACCCGTTCACAACCAATGCGAAAGACGCACAGCTCGCGGAAGCTCTGCCGTTCACGGCACGCGACGTATCGAACATCACGGGCGTACCACCGCACAAGCTCGGCGACGATGTGCGTACCAGCTACGCCAGCTTAGAGCAGGAAAACCAAGCCTACCTGAACGAAGCTCTCGACGGCTGGCTCGTGGCATTCGAGGACGAATGCTGGGACAAGCTGTTGACCGAGGACGAGAAACGGAACGATACGCACGTGGTCGAGTTCCTGCGCAACGCCCTCGTTCGGGCCGACCTAAAAACCCGCTTCGGTGCCTACCATTCTGCATTACAGGATGGGTGGATGAACCGCGACGAAGTACGCGATCGCGAGAACATGAACCCGCTCCCGGATGGGCAGGGTGAGGAATACTTGGTGCCACTGAACATGGCGCCGGCGGGCGGTGACGGGGATGACGACGGCGAGCCACAGCCGACGGATGAAGACAAAGACGACGAGCAGCCACGAGCCGTGACGCCGGCGCAGCGGGCGCTGCTGGCCGATGCCCTGGTGGGGATGGTGCGGCGGATTGCGAAGTCGGCACAACGTAACGCAAAGCGCGGCGGCGATGTGTACATGGCCTGGATTAACGACGGCCTAGATCGGCACGCGTCGGCGGTGATGGATGCGATAACGGGTCCGGTGCAGGTGATGCAGGAAAGTGGAGCGGCGTCGCCAGAGATGCTTGCGCGAGCGTGTGACCTGTTTATGTCATGGACACGTCAGGAGCTACTCACGGTAGCGGAATGTGCCGAATCAGAACTAGTCAGGCGATTGGCAGCGGGGATGATGGCATTAGAACTGCGCTCGGGCACGCTGCTCGATAAGATACTAGACGGAGATTGACCGATGCCGAACAAGACCGATACGCCACAAATGGAGCGTCGCTACACACCGCAGGTTGTCGCGGTGGAGTCGCGGGCCGACGATCAGCCGAGCCAGATCGCGGGCTATGCGGCCGTGTACTATGACGGGACGCCGGAGACCGAGTTCGTGCTGTGGGAGGGTGCCGTCGAGCGGATCATGCCAGGGGCATTCGATCGGGCGATCCGCGAGGATGACGTGCGTGGATTGTTCAACCATGATCCGAACCAGGTCCTCGGCCGAACCGCAGCCAATACGCTGACGCTATCGAGCGATGCGACCGGGCTCCGATATGTGGACGACGTGCCGGACACGGGCGTGGGGCGCGACGTGTCAGCGAGCATCGAACGCGGCGACGTAACCGGTTCCAGCTTTTCGTTCACGATTACGGACGTTGAATGGCGAGTCGAAGATGAGATAGAGATCCGCGAGATTCGGGGCGTACGGGTCTACGATGTTGGGCCGGTGACGTTCGCGGCCTATGAAGCGACAAGCGCCGGAATTCGCGCCTTGCAGGTGCTTGACGTGACCCACATGGGGACCGTTGGTCGCGCATACACGCTAGGTGAAGATCCGCTTGATGGCGTGCGCAGCGAACGGGCTGAATTGCTCAAGGCGGATTGGGCCGGCGCCGAGAGTGACCGGCGTGAACTGGCTCGCATCGCCCGCAGAAATCGTGCCCGCATTGTCGAATTGGGGTTGACACGCCCATAAGTGGGTGCCATAGTTCTATCGGATAGCATCCCCACGCCGCTCAGACGGCATGGGTAGCAGGTCTGAATCGCTGCTCAGACGGCGGAAGCCCTGTAAGCGAGATTGGTTTGTACTCGCTGACGGGTTCCCACCGTTTCCATTTCGGTCGTTCCCGCCAGCCCATGAGGATTGAGACATGGACCTAAAGGAACTGCGCGAGAAACGCGCTAAGGCCGCAGCCGCAATTGCGGAACTCCAGAAGATCAATGCCGACGCCGAGCACGAATGGTCGGCGGAAGACGAGCAACGCTGGACGGGGGCCAACGGCGATTATGACAAGCTGACGGGCGAGATCGAGCAGGCCGAGCGCAGCGAACGGGCTACCGAGATTCAGCGTGAGCAGACTGAACCCGTCGCCCCGCCGATCAGCCGCGACACGATTCCGCCCGAACGGGAGACGGCGACGCAGAGTCGGACCGTCACCGAGGAAGACCGCTCGCTTGCGTTACAGGCGTGGGCGCGTGTCGGCCAGGGCGAGGACATCGAGGACCGACACCGGGAAGCGGCCGAGCTGTGCAACATCAATCTCCGGGCCCGGAATCTCACCATACCACTGAGCCGCAACTTTGCATCGCAGGCGCGGGAGTCCCGGGCGCTAAGCGCGACTATCCCCAGTGCGGGTGCCGCCACCATCCCTGAGGGATTCGTTCCCCGGCTTGAGCGGGCGCTGCTGACATTCGGCGGCATGATGACCGTTTCAGAGATCATCACCACGACCGCCGGCGAAGACTTGCCGTGGCCGACCACGGACGATACCAGCAATGCCGGTGAGCAGATCGGCGAGAACCAGGAAGTCAACGAACAAGACGTGACGTTCGGCGCGATGGTATTGCAGGCGTACCAGTGGTCGTCGAAGATGGTCAAGGTGCCGTTCGTCTTGCTACAAGATTCAGCCTTCAACCTTGCGAACCTGCTCGGCGACATGCTGGGTGAGCGGCTCGCCCGCATCCTGAACACGCGCTTCACTACGGGCACGGGTGCCGGTACGGCTTACGGCATCATCCCGGCGTCCACGCTTGGTAAGACGACCGACGTGGCCGCTGCGATCGACTGGAGCGAGATCACCGACCTGATTCACTCCGTCGATCCGAGTTACCGAATGGGTGCGGGGTTCATGTTTCACGACAACATCGCGCTCTACATTCGGAAGCTCGTTGATGGTGAAGGTCGGTCGCTGTGGTTGGCCGATCCGAACGGCGTAGCACCCGCCACACTGCAAGGGTATCCGTATACCATCAACCAGGACATGGCTTCGACGGACCCGCCGACCACGGCGACGAAAACGATGCTATTCGGCCAACTCTCGAAGTACAAGATTCGGATGGTCGGCAGCATTCGTTTGAAGCGGCTCGAAGAGCGGTATGCGGAATTCGATCAGATCGCGTTCTTGGCGTACATGCGGGCCGATGGCGCCCTACTCGACGCGGGAACGAACCCGGTTAAGCACATGCTCCAAACGTAAGGAGAATCACAATGGCTAGTCTTTTCCACGAGCGGCATCTCGTAACCAAGGTCGCGGACGTGTCCGGGGCGGGAAGCGGTGATGTAACCACCGACGGCGTTGACATGGCGGGCTATCAGGGTTGCTACTTCATTAGCTCATACGGTACTGCTGCATCAAACAACCTGCCGTACCTGCAAGGATCGAACGACGACGGCAGCGGCGATTCGTACGAAGATCTGGAGGGTACCGAAGTCGGCGTGGGCAGCAGCGACGAGGATGTGTGGGCGGAGATTCACACGCCAGTTGAGCAGTGGGTGCGAGCGGTCTACGAGCGTGGCACCTCAAGCACGCTCGGTGACATCTGGTGCATCCGCTACGGCGCGCGCAGCATCCCTCAGGACAACACGACCACCGGGACGATTTACGGCGAGGCGCACATCTCGCCCGCCGAGGGCACGAAGTAGGTAGTTGAATCCGTGCCTTGAATGGCTACTCGGCGTGGGCCTGGCATAGGCCCACGCCGGGGCAACTAACGGAGTATGGAACATGCCACAATATCAGCCGAAGGTTTATCGGGAACGGGGCGGCGACAAGCAGGTCGTTGCGAGCGGCGGTACATACGCGATTGAATCAGGCGGCACGCTTGCTATCGAATCCGGCGCGACGTGGACGCTGGGGGGCACCGCAGTAACCGCGACCGCTGCTGAACTCAACAACATCAGCACGCAAGAGGCATTCACGGCCGATACCGGCGGCGTGTCTCAGTATGATATCGTGCACGTCAGCGGCCACGACGCAGGCAATAACCGCGTTAAGATGGACAAGGCGCAAGCCGACGTAGCCGCCACGTGCGAGGATTTGTACTGGGTCGATGCCGCAGTCTCGGCCGGTGCGGCTGGTAACGCATTGAAGCAAGGCTACTTCACTTCCGCGCTCAGCGGGACCGCTGGCGACAAGGTGTATCTGTCCGACAGTGCTGCTGGTGGCGTAACGCTCGTCGAGCCGACCGGGACGGACATTGTTCGTATCGTCGGTTCGTTGGCGACAACCGGCGCCAGCGGTGTTGTGCATGTCGATCTGGGTGGCGAATCCATCCAGGTCCACGATCATGCGGACGACGCGGGCGGCGGCACGCTGTCCAGCGTCGGCGGGTTGACGGGCACCACGCATACGTCATTCGAGATTGACACGGACGGCAGTATTCCGGCCTTGTCGCTCGGCGTAGGTACGACGGGCGATTATACGCTGAACATCAAACCGGCCGCGACGTTGACGGGCAACGTGGACGTGACTATCCCCGATGGCGCCGATACGTTCTGCATGATCGCGGCGGCGCAGATCCTCACGAACAAGACGCTGACCACGCCGACCATCGGTGACATGACGAATGCGACGCACGACCACAGCAACACGGCGGGCGGCGGGACGATTACGGCCTCGACGGCCTCGACCGGCACCAGCAACTCTACGTACGAGATCAACACGACTGGCAACGGAGCGACGCTGGACAGCACCGGGCTTAGCCAGGATTCGACGTTTACGTTTCCCGACGAGGCTGGGCCGGATGAGATCGTTACGCTGACCGGGACGCAAGCACTTACTAACAAGACCATCACGAACGGCACATTGGACGGCATCGTCGGCGGCGGCACGCCGCGGGATGGTTCGTTCAGTACGCTCAGTACGTCCGGGGCTGCAACGCTGGCTTCTCTTGTCTGTACTGCGGCCGGGACGTTCGGTGGTGGATATGGCGCAACCGGCGTTACGATCAGCACTGCGGGTGTGATTCAAGCGAACGACGCGATTACAACGGACAGTACACTGACCGCAGATGATATCGTTTGCACGGCCGGGGCTACGTTCGGTGGCGGCTACGGATCGACGGGCGCAACGATCAGCACGGCTGGCGTTGTTCAGGCCAACGGTGCGATTACCACGGATGGTGCATTGACTGCCGACAGCGCCGCGATCGGCGGCGGGTACGGAGCGACAGGCGCCAGCATCTCGAATGCGGGTGTCGGCCAGTTCAATGGAGCCCTAACGACCGATGGCGCATTGACCACCGACAACATCGTATGCACCAACGCGGCAACCTTCGGCGGTGGGTATGGCACTACGGGCGCCACCATCAGTACCGCTGGCGTCGGTCAGTTCAATGGCGCCCTCACGACGGATGGGGCGTTCACCTGCGCGACCATCGCGGTTGCGGATGCGACCACGCCGACGATTGCCCTGGCTACCGGGAAGACGAACACCGGAACCTTCACGATCAACGGCAAGACTTCGGGCTCGCTGATAATCACCACTGCCGACGCAACGGCTCAGGCGATTACACTGGCCGTCGCTGCCCAGACGGCGGGCGCCGCGACGTTGAGTATTCCCGACATGGCGAATACCAGCGCGAATATCGTCATGTCCGCTGGCACAAATGCGCTAGGCGGGACTGATACGCACACGGGCAACCTGGATATCAGCGGGGCAACCGTGGTGTATCGGTCTATCGTCAACGCCGACGTCAGCGCGTCTGCCGCGATCGTCCGAAGCAAGTTGGCCCAGGATGCCCTTGCGAAGTACACCGTGCCCTGGAACGCCATCAAGAAAAATGACATGCTAACGCCGCTGCCCGCTGCTGGCGACAGCACTAATCTCGGCCTTGTCGCGGGCACGCATGGCACTGGCTCGCCGATGCTGGCGGGCGCCGGGGCGAACACCGACACCAAAACCGAAACGGCGCGTTTCACGTTTGCGTTGCCCGCCGAGTATGACGCGGGCGAAACCGTTACGCTTCGGCTGCACGCGAGAGTTGACGCTGTGGCTAACACGTCCGCGACTGTTGACGTGGAATGTCGCGAGTCTGATACCGAGGCCAGTATCGGAGCTGAGATTTGCGCCACGGTCGCGCAGTCGATCAACTCGACGAGCTGGGCGGATCAAGACTTTACCATCACGCCGACCGCCCTGGTTGCTGGTGACATCCTCGACGTAGAGTTGACGACGATTGTTAATGACACCGGCGGCAGTGGCACCTGCAAGGCCAACATCGGGCTGGTTCAGTTCCTTCTGGATATCCGGGGATAACGAGGTTTCATGCCTGAGACAATGGACAAGGTTCAGCCGGTCGTGCGGCTTATTGTTGACTTGATGCCCGATGGTAGCTGGCGACTGACCAGCAATCCCAGCAGCGAGCTGTGGCAATTCACGGCGATGGGGATACTACGCAAGGTGCTGACGCACCTTGAGGAACCCGCCGTGGTGAGCACGACGGCCGTATGCGACGGCGATGCCGAAGCGAAGGAGGCCAGCGATGGCGTTCCCGAGAGTTGAAACCGTTACAGTGATAACGGACGGCAGCGGTGCCGCGACCGAATATACGTCGCGGATTCGCGGGCACCTGATGCACATACGCTACACGAAAACTGACTTCGCCAATGGCTCGACGTTTCTGATTACTGGTGAGACGACCAAGCAAATTATATGGTCAGAATCATCGGTGAACGCCACGGCGGAACGCTCGCCGACCTATGCGGCACATACGGTAACAGGTGGCGCGGTAACGAATGGCTACGTGCTGCTCACGTTGCCGAACGAACGCATCAAGATTTCGATTACGTCGGGCGGCTCTACGCACACTGGCACGTTTCGTTTCATTTGGGAATAGCCATGCGACACGAGCCGAGGATTCGGGTGGCGGTGAGTATCGAGATCGTGGTGACAATGCCGGAAACGATGGCCGATATGCTAGTGGAGAAGGGCGTCGTTCGTTACGTCTGCGACAATCGCCGCCCGTGGGGCACGATTGAAACACAGATGGTGTCTCCGACCGAGCGGCGCATGGGACACAAGCCTCATGGAAATTGACTGGACAACCACGCTAGGCACCGCACCGACGATCGAGCCGGTAACGGTAGACGACGTGAAGCGTCGCGGCCGTATCAGCGGCACTGATCTAAATGCCGATGTTAAGCAGAATATCACAGCAGCCCGGCTAATGGTGGAGCACGACACCGGCCGGCAGCTCATCACGGCAACCTGGAAGTTGTACCTGGATCGGTTCCCAGTGGGTGGTGGCGTGATTCGTATGCCGTACCCGCCGCTGCAGTCCGTAACCACGATCAAGTATTACGACGGCGATGGGGTTCAGCAGACCTGGACGGCCAGCGAGTACCGCGTAGACAAGGACAGCGAGCCAGCCCGAATCACGGAGGCGTACGGCCATACGTGGCCGGCAACACGCGACATGACCGGTGCCGTCGAAGTCGAATACCTCTGTGGTTATGGCACTGCGGGCTCAAACGTGCCACGCACGCTACGGCAGGCTATCGAGGTGGTTTGTACTCATTGGATCGAATTCCCCGAGCTAACCATCACCGGCACAACCCAGAGCCCGGTAGCGTTGGCTTACGAATCGCTGGTCAGGATGGAACGTGTGTTTCGGTACGATGGCCCCACGGACCCCACGCATTAGGTGAGACATGAGCAATGAAGTGGAAACGCAGGTAGCCCCGAAGCCGGGACGTACTCGCGTTATTATCCCGGAAGAGACGGCGCTGTTGCTACCCGATGCCTTGGCATCAGAGCTTATCAGCCTGGACGTTGCAACGCTGGAATCCGAAACCGAGTTGGCGGAACGTGGAACGCTCGAAAGTCTCGGGCAAGAACTACTGCAAGCCACCCGGCGATTCGTCCGGTCTTTGCGCGAACATGATGCGAGTATAGCCGCCGCCGGGGAGGACATATTGGCGGCGGCCCAGCAAAGGGCAGACGCTATCGTCGAGGCGGCACACGCCGAGGCCGCGCGATGTATCGACGCGGCGATTGTAGAGGCGGGGCAGATCGCCAAAAATAAACTGGAAAGCGAGGTAAGTGACGATGGCTGATACAATCAGCGCGGCCTTTAGTATAGCGCTCCGAGTGACGCATACTATTGATGTGGACGTGACGGGCGTGACGGGCGAGGTCGCAACGCACTTTACACAGATCGACGCAGATCCAAGCTTCGACGAGATTATTACTGGCACCTCGGGCACGCTGAATGCAGGTACGACGCCAGCAGCCACAAAGACGTGGAGCGGAGCATTTGCGCTTTCGGGCGGAGCAAAAACCCACGACTTTGCAGACCTGCGCAGCTATAGCGCAACGGAGGTGGACGCGAGCGGCCTCGAAGTCATCCTGTTCAAGTTCATAAACAACGGCACGAATACGATGACCATTGTCGACGGTGCGTCTAACGGCTATCCCATCCTCGGCGATACAAGCGGCTCGATTACGATTGCGGCCGGCGGTAGTTTCGAGTTCTATACCGCAGATGGCATTGCCCAGGTCGTGGACGGCACACATAAAACAATTGACATCTCGGGAACTGGGGTTGAAGAGTATGCCATCCAGATAGTGTTTGGTTAATCATGCGTGCGGGAACCTTGCGACATCGGGTCAAGATTCAAAAGAACAACGGTACGGCCGGCGACTACGGCGAACAGTCGGACAACTGGCAGACCGTGGCCGAGCCGGACGGTGTGGTGTGGGCTTCGGTGTCGCCGCTGTCTGGACGCGAGCTGTTGCTCGCTCAGCAGGTGAACGCCGAAGCGACGATCAGGGTAAGTATGCGATACTGGAAAGGCTTGACAACCGATCACCACATTCTACACGGCACCCGCGAATTAGCGATTGTCAGTATCGTTGACCGCGACGACCGTCACCGCGACCTTGAGCTGATGTGTCGGGAGGCGGTGTGATGGATACGTTAGGCGCCGAGATCAAAGGCATCAAGGCCCTAGAGGTAGCGTTGCAGACCATCGGGCCGCGTGCGTGGCAGAACAGCATCAAGCGGGCATTGCGGGCGGGTGCGAAGCCGATCAGTAAGTCAATGAAGGCGGGCGCGCCAGTGGACACGGGAGCACTTAAGAAATCCATCGCGACGAAGATCAGTGCCAAGACGTTTATCGCTGGCAAGAATCGAGGCGCACGCGGGGCAACCGGACGACAGTACACGGCCTATGCTGCTATTGGGCCACGTTCGGACTTCGTGCAATTCGCGGCCGGCGACAAGACCGGTCGCGCATCCGGCAAGGTTGCACGAAGTCTTGTCAAGGCGAAGGTGCAAGGGCTAAACCGGCCAGTGCGTTACGCACACCTCGTAGAGTTTGGCTTCCAGGCGGGAAGCCGCGAGGTGAAAGGGCGTGGCTTCATGCGCCGTGCGTGGGATGCGAACAAGGATCGATCATCGCGGATCATGCGTCGCGTCTTGTGGAAGGCGTTAGCGGAAGAGGGGCGCAAGGCGGCACTGCGCAAGGTGGCGAGTTAATGGCAGACGTGAAAACAGCTTTGGTTGCCTTGCTCGCCGGTGACGGTGGCGTGTCTGCGATAGTCGGTACGCGTGTACGGATCGATACTGCGTGGGCCAAAGACGAGTTGCCGTACATCGTAATGCACGACATCGGTGGTGCGGTCGGCTATCACATGGGCGGCGAGGACGGCCTCGACGACATACGAATACAGATAGAGAGCTGGGCCAGTACGCGGGGCGGGGCCGAGGCACTGAAGCGGGCCGTACGTTCGGTGGTGTCGGGCTATCGGGGAACGGCTGGGCCGAGCGGTGCTCAGACCTTCATCAGCAACATCATCGTAGACAACGGACCCGACGCCCGCGAAATCTATCCAGCGGGCTCGGACGACTGGCGATATGGCGCGCTAATTGACGCCATCGTGTGGCATCAAGCCTAAACGGTAGGAGACTGATATGGCTGCCGATGTAGGAACTGGCGTAGTGATTTCGTCTGTCTTGGGTATAAACGGCACGTTCGCCGCAGATGTTCTCGCCGTAAGCGGTAGCGGCATCTCGCGGCCGTCCGTCGATACAAGCCACATGGGCACGACTGGCGGGCGGACCTTCATGCCGGGCGACCTGTACGACACGGGCACCACGGAAGTTGAATTCGCCATCGATGCGGATGCGGGATTTGCCACGACACGCATACCCGGCTATAGCGCCGCATTCGACCCAGCCAGTACAACGAAGATCAAGATCCAGTTCCCGACGCCCGTCGGTGGCAGCAGTGGTGGATCCTTCGAGTGCCTCGGCTTCGTTACAGATCTTTCGTGGGGTGCGGTTATTGAAGAACGCATGACCGGCACCTTTACTATTAAGTGGTCCGGCACGCCAACGTGGGCGCCCGGTAGCTAACTGGAGGTTTTATGTCTTTGCGGGACCAGATTCTCGCCGCTGATGATCGGCCGTTTGTGAAGGAAGATGTGCCCGAATGGAAGTGCATCGTCTATGTACACACCATGACGGGCAGGGATCGCGACGCTTTCGAGATCGGGCTGGTTACGCAGCCGGCGAAGCGTGGGCAAAAGGGACAGATGGTTCGCGACAACATGCGTGCCCGGCTGCTGGTCAAGTGCCTGCGCGACGAGAATAGTGAACTGATCTTCAATGGCGACCCGGCGGACATCGTGGCCCTGGGCGACAAGTCCGGAAACGTGCTTGGCCGCCTATTCGAGGTCGCACGCAAGCTCAACGGCTTGTCCGATGAAGATGTTGAGGAGCTGGAAAAAAACTTAGAGGGCGCCCCGAGCGAAGATTCTGGCACTTCCTAGCGCGGACGGTGTTGCACTGCTCGGTGCGCGAGGCGCAGGAACGCATAGATAGCCGGGAGTTCGCGGAATGGATCGCCGAATACTCACTCGAGCCTTGGGGGGAAGTGCGAACAGACCTGATGATTGCGCAGCTCTGTGCCATCATGGTCAACGCTTGGCGGGGCAAGCAAACGAAGGCTGTGAAGGCGATCGACTTCATGCCGCGCTTCGACCCGCGGGAGTCCAACAAGCTAACGACGGCCGCACAGATAGCCGTGTTCTTCCAGTCAATGGTGCAGGCCAAGCGGGGAGGGGATAAGCCATCGCCACCAGCATCGGAAAGCTCGCAGTAATCCTCAGCGCAAATGCGACGAAGTTTAATCGCGTCATGACGCGTGCGCTGAAACCCGTGCGGATGCTGGGTAGCGTCGTTAAAAAGGTCGGCAAAGCGATTGCGACATTCGGTGCGGTAGCGGCGGCGGGGGCGCTTGTCGGCATGACGCTGATGGTTCGTAAGTCGCTGGCAATGATTGACGCGACCGGAAAGCTAGCGGATCGCATTAACAGCACCACCGAGTCTATCATTGGCCTGCGCCATGCGGCAGAGTTGGCGGGGGTTAGTGCGGGCGACATGGACAAGGCACTCGAAAAACTGATGCGGGGCATAGGGGAGCTAGAAGATACGGCCGGGACAGCTTCGTTTGCTATTAAGGCAATGGGTCTCGATGCAAACGAATTGAAGAAACTCGGCGGCGCAGAGATGTTCCGCGAGATTGTAGAGGAATTGGGGAAGATCGAAAACGCGACGATGCGTAGCACGCGAGCCTATCAACTGTTTGGGCGCAAGGGCCAGGCATTGATTAATCTTGTCCTTGGCGGTATTGAGGGACTAGATGCCGCGCGAGCCGACGCCGAAGCTATAGGCCTAATGTTCTCGCGCATCGACGCCAAGCAAGTAGAAATAGCTAACGATGCACTGTTCCGAATGAAGCAAAGCTTTGTTGCTATCGGGCAGCAGGCGGCTATCAAGCTTGCACCGCTGATTGCGGCAACTTCGGATCTGATAACGAAGTGGGTGAGTCAAGCGAACATCGCTGAGTTTGTTGGCAAGATTGCCGGTGGTATCGAGAAGGTGATCCGGTGGGCAGTCCAGGCAATGGGGCGGGTGGTTTTGACATTGATTAGTGTGTTGGAGAAAGCTATCAGTGCGATCCCGCTGGTAGACCTTGATCTAACAGAGGAATGGTTGGCCGTATCGTCAACGTTCTTTACGGTGAATGAGCGCATGAAGCACGCATTTGACGGGGTGCGGGAAAAGGCGGAGGAGTTCACGGCGGCACTGAAAGACCAAAAGGCGAACGCGATCACCCCACTACAGACCTCGATGATAGAACAGGTCGCAACGCTGCAGCGGCAGATCGACACATTCGGAATGTCGGCACAAGCGCTCCGGCTGTATACACTAGAGCAACAGGTGGCCGCCGGGGGGGCTGCGGGGCTGAGCGCAGCATTGCTAGAGCAGGTCACCGCACTCTACAAGCAACTCGACGCTTTGAAGGCGGCGGCAGAGATGCAGCGTAAGGGTGAGGCGTTGACTAAGGCGATGCGGACGCCGATGGAAACATACACGGCGGCACTGGCCGACTACAACGCGATGCTGGAAGCTGGCGTTATCAGTTGGGAAACGTACGGCCGGGCGGTTGCCAAGGCTCGTGGACAACTGGAAGGCGTTGTGCCGAAAGAGGTGGGCGCCCCGACCGCCCCGCGTGCCCTGGTCGCCGGATCGGCCGAAGAGATATCCATGCGGATTCGGCATACGATGGGTGGCGAGCGTGAGGACCAGTTGACCAGCATTGCCGAATCGGAAGAGCAGTCGGTTGACCTGCTAAGCCAGATTCAAAAGGAAATCACACGGGTGCGCGAGTCGCTGGAAGTTCCTGGAACGGTGGTGGTCTGATGGCTGATACAATTGCGATTCACGAGACAACCAAGGGGGACCGAGCCGATAAGACCAGGGAGGGGCGCAATTACAATCGGTCGTTTCTGGTGATTCAGGAAGATGCCAACGAGGGCATCCTCGGGGCGCTCCAAGCACGCCTCGCGCTTGCAGACGAGAATGTCCGCATTGGCATTGAGCATCCCGACGATGACTTCGTGCGTTGCACGAAAATTACAGCAACCCGGCGAGCGGGGACACGCTTTGCCTTTGATTTCACCTGTGAATACACGCACAGCAGTATACGCAGCGACGAGCAGGTAGATCTGCCAGAGTCACGCAACCCCGAGATATCGTTTGACCCGACCGTGTACATGGTGCCGATGCAGGAAGACCTATCCGATCCGCCGCGGCCGATTATCAACTCGGCGATGCAGGATTATGATCCGCCCCTAGAGATACCAGTGAGCCGCGCCCGAATGATGGTTGCACAAAACGAAAAGCACGTAACCGATGAATTCATGGCTCATAAACTCTGGAGCTACAACAATACGATCAACAGTGACGCATGGTTTGGCGCGGACATCGGCACGCTGCGTGTGCGGTTGCGAGCGAGTAAGCGTTTCGAGAATGGTATCTGGTACTGGGCGGTCGAATACTCACTTGAAGAGGATGCACGTGGTTGGCAACGAGAGGGCAGAATTCTCGATGCTGGTTTCGAGGAGTTGGTGATAGATCGAGTCTTCGTGCGTTGGGGCGAACACGCGGGTGAATGGGTCGAAAAATTGTGGTACAGGTCGATCGTTGATGGAGATGGGCGCAAGATATCCAACCCCGTACCACTTGACGGGGATGGTCATGCAATCGACCCACAAGACTTGAAGGATCACACGGTCGAGCCCTATTACCATCAGTTTATCGTGTACCACGAGACGGCCTTCCTTGGCATGGGTATAAGGGTGTTATAATGCCACTGGGCCAGTTCTCCATGCCAGACGCGCGACGGATCGCCGATGCGACTCGGTGGGTAGAGGCCCATGGCCTGGAGTCACGCCAGCGGCGACGGGTGCCACGGTCGGGCGGGGATGCCCCCACGCTTGCGACTACCGCTCGCCTCGCGGGATACCTGGGAGAGATTCCGCCGTACTATGCCTTCCGTGGGTATCTCATCCCGGCGGTTGGCGCAATCGTGGACCCGATTCCATCTGAGGATGATTGGCTGACGCTCTATACGTGGCGGTGGCCGGGATATAAGGATCTGCGGTTTTGCGTACCTGGCATTCCATTCGGTTTTGTAGGCGACAGCGATGTACCTGTCGCACGCCAGTTGGTTTGGAATGCTGGCCTAAACACAGCCGACCGAGTGTGGTTTGTGGACTTGACCTTTAATGGTTACTGTGTGGGTGTAAGCTAATGCCGCAGCTACCACCCAAAGAAGCCATTGGTCCGCCGCCACCCGAGCCCGACCCGTTCCCCACGCTGGCGAGGTGCTGGCAGCTTGAACGGCTACCGGAGGAGTTCTTTGTTTTAGCGGCTGGGTACAACACGGCGTTGGCTGGCTCCTGCGAGCCGTGGCCGGACCCGATGCCACCCTGGCAGTACGTCCGTCCGTTTGTGCATTTGCGGGAATGTCTACAGTTTGAAGCCGAGTATCAAGAGAACGAGACAGACGTGGCGACGGTCGCGAAGTGTGGCCCGAACATGCGCAGCGTACGTGGCACGCCGCGCGTCGTCGCTGGACAGTTGGTTGACATTGAATACGTGGAGTTACCGCGCCGCGACTACGATACGTGGATCTATTACAGGTATCGGGGCCGGGCGCCTGTGTACGGTGTAGGCTGATGCCGCGCGTTAGCACAATACATCAGGAGGGGCATACCGATGTTCACGGCCCCAACGTGCACTGTCAGGGGGAATTCGTCGGCGCACCACCGCATTGTGATCACGTCATTCCGATGCCAAACGTACCCACCTACGCGCATCGCCGCAAGTTCATTCTGCGATACACCGAGGAACACCAGAACCGAATTGAACTCATACTGGAAACGGACGACCCCGAGCAGCACGCTTGCGGGGGAACGTCCTGGACGTTCGATCAGGTTATCTGTGCTGATGAGTTGATGCCGGTCACGATAGACCACGAAACCGGCGCAATGACCGGGCTTCTCACGAATCGCTACAAGATGCCGACGACCTATCGGCCGGGTTATAACAACCTTTCCGGCGAGTGGTTGTGCCAGCCATGCTGCAATGGACGCCCGCCGACGCGGATGGTTGTTCCTCTGCTACGCATCATCGACCAGGTAGGACAAGTCATCCACATTCGGCTATCCGGCTCTGTTCCGCGTGCCGGCAAATGGAACGGAAGCGGGCCAGGCATCGACGATGTGGCCTTGCGATTCAGTTCGGTTGACGTGTACAGCGACCAGCTCGAAATATATCAATCGTTCTGGGGACATGATGTAAGCGAACCTAACCCGTACTGTCAGTTGCGGCCGATCCCCGAAAGTACGCGCGACCTGTGGATTCCCGTACGCTACTGCGATCAAGTCATCGACATGTGGGAGTGGTCGCCGGGAGATGATTTTCCCGACTGCACGGACGGGTATCAGCGCTGGTGGTGGCAGGGGCAGCCTTGGAACCCGGTAGCGTCAGAGCATCGTGGATATTCTCTCACCATCACTGCCGAGCTGGTGCATGAGGGGTTCACTGGCGCATCACTCGATCACCCGCAACTACCTGCCGACGATGTTTTCAAGATGCCTGGGCCTGGGCTGGGTTCTGGTGGCGGTAATTGGCGACCAGGCGCCGGGCATGTCATCGACACCATCGATATCCCGCGTGGCGTAACAACTGAGCAGCTTCGCGCGTGGTTCTGGTCGGACGAGGGTATGCGGGTTCGTTCGCTTGATAGAAGCGGGCCATCCCCGCCCGAGATTGTAGACCCACTGAAGATAGCATTGCCTGGCGAGCCGGAGCGCTTCGTGCCGGGGAAGCCATCACGCGGCTGTGGCCCGAACCGGAGTAGTGACGCGCAGCCGCCGTCGTTGCCGGTGCCAGGTGAATGCCTTGGGTGTTCTGCCTTTACGACGCTAGACTATGGTTGGCCAGCGTGCCGACAGATATTGAAAACAGACACGGCGTGCCCATGCAATCTGCGATGGGCCGACGCTGTGCAAGGTCGCGGCCCTCTGCCAGAGGACTGCTCACTGCGAAGGAAACGCGATGCCTGCTGAAACCAAAGTGCTCGTCAACGACATCGACAATGATCTGACGAACGTGGCCAACTGGGATACCGGCAACGCGTTTACGACGGGCGACACGCTGATAATTTCGGATGGCGATTACGTCATTACTGACAACATGGACCTGTCGGCGTCAATAAACGACCTCACAATCCACGTTGAAGAGCAGTTCACCGGGCAGATCGGCACCAGCAGTCTGCCGCTCAAGATTGGCGGCACAGCTACGGCACTGTTCTATAACGGTTCGGGCTGCAAGAATTTCCATATAAATGCCACGATGTCGGAGTGCTATATCTTGGGCACGCATCCCGATCCTGACAGCTTCACGATCGAGGGCGGGACGACTACCGCGTTGTTCTGCCACGGCGGGGCCGGGGCCACGCTGCGGGCGGCTGGGACGTATACGACAGTGATTGTCGATGGTGCGACGGCGGACTTGAACATCGAGAACGGCAATACCATTGCGACGATCCGCGTCCCGGTTGGCATTGCGCGCAGCGCAACGCTTATCACGACGAGCCATCTCGGGAATGGGCATCTGTACCTGACTGGTGCGAGCAAGACGTATGTGACGGTCAATCTTGAATCGCCGGGAGCGAGGCTCTATCTGCATTGCCCGCTCTCTGTAATCACAAAGATCAATGCTTGGGCGGGCACGGTGGACGGTCGCAAGGGCAACAAGAAGATTACGGTCACGAACGCCGATGCGTACAGTCAAGCAACATTGATGTACGGGGGGCACATCGTCGAGGCGAACGCGGCTAATTTGTTCGGTGGCGCGAGATACAGCGGCTATGGCTCGGCTGATCGGAAGTCGCCGATGGGAGGTGTTCCGGGCTAATGCCAACTATGTATGGCGATTCTGGCACAGTTCGGATGCACCGCGATTCAGCGGGCGGTGGCATGTCGCGCTTGCGATGCCACTACGAGACGGACTCCGACGGATACGCTTCGATGTCTCTGCCGTTCGCGATCGTTGGCACGCTGGTCCGGTTCTCGTCGCGTTGCCCGGCGCGTGCATCTCCGCTGACCGGGTTCGTGCGGGTGTTGCTAATCGACGAGTGGGGTGTGGATCAGTTGGATGGACTCTGTACGCAGCTTGATCCCGACGGTAGCGAAGACGGGCCGCTCTACCTCGATCTCGACGGCTCCGACCGGCGGCGCCCGCTGTTGTCGCTGAGACCGCGCCGGATATTATTCGATCGATCGGCGACGGCTCCGAAGGAAATTGTTGGCGTATTCGATTTGTACTGGTCCGCGGCGGTACAATGCCCGGCGGTGAACCTGATAGCGTAGAGGAGTAATATCGTGCCTGATATCACCGACCCCGTTGTAATCGCGTACCTCACCCTCCGTGTACGACCCCGCGCCGAGCAGATTCGGGCGCTGCTGCACCGACTCCAGGACGACCGCGACGAACTGCTGGCCGAGAATATTCTCGACCAGGTGCCCGACACCGATGACCTGATCGACGACAACCGAGAGCCTGGCGTTGCCCAACTCACGGGCGCCGAGTTTCGGCAGATCGTGCTGGGGCGCTACAACGAGCTGCTGAGTATCCTGGAAGCGGCTGGCGCCATGGACCCGATCATCAAGGCGTGTGTGCGTCCGCTGGACGTCACGCTGTAGGGGCCTGCAATGGTGAACTATTGGGCCACGAACGCGGGAGCCGGCACGAAGGCAGGCACGTCGCTCGGCAACGCGGCTGTTACTGATCCCGCTGATGCCAACGACATCTGGACTATCATCAACGCTTCTGGTGCTCCGGCGGACGACACCACCGTTAAGCTCTGCGGGGATGCCGCGATCACCGCGACCTGCACAATTACCCAAGACGCCACGGACACCCACAAAATCATCATTCAGGGCCGCAACGCTGGGGACACAGCGGACGCCAAGGTGACTATTGACGCCGGCGGCGGGGCCTTCCCGATCTTCAACTTTACAGCCGCCGACTTCTGGGAGATCCGCCAGGTTTACGCCTACAACACCAGCAAAGGGGCCGGCAACAACGGGTTCACCGTTGGTGCCAACGCGGACTATGTGTCATTCTATGGCTGTGAGATTTCCGACTGTTACCGGGGAATCGAATTTAGCGGCTCCTCTGGTTACGGCCGAGTGTTGTCCTGTCACGCCCACGACAACGGTAGCGGCGGGTTCCTCGGAGCCCTGACTACGTTGTGGTCGAATTCTCAGGCCATCGACAACGGGGGCGACGGGTTCTATCGCGGTGTAGCCGTGGATTGCCTGGCCGACAACAACGCCGATGGCTTTAGACAGTGTCTGGGTGCTCTACGCGTTGTGGCCTACGGCAACTCAGGGGATGGGATCGAAGCGGCGGCTGACTCCAACTGCATCATCGTCGATAGCATCGTCGAAGCTAATGGTGCATTCGGGGCCAACGTCTCGGCGGATGCGACTGCGTATCTGCTGCGGGTGGCCTCTAAATCCAACACCTCGGGGCGCATCAGCGGCGACAACTACATCGACGTGGACGGCATCGAGTACACAGTGACGGCGTTTCTTAACGCCGCCGCCGGTGACTTCTCGCTGAACCGTCTGGCTGGCGGCGGGGCCATGCTTCGGGGGATTGCACGGGTCTTCCCAGACGGTTTGACGACAGGCTATGACTCACTCGGCATAGCTGGATCTCGGCCGGGCACACCCAATAAGAACGGAGGGCGGCAGTAATGGCCCAGGTTGTAGTAGGATCAACCAGCGTCAGTCGGTACGTCATGCTGTTCGACACGGGCGGCTCACCGGCGACCGGGTACACGATCACCGATTTAGATCTGAGCTACGTCAAGTCTGGCGAAGCGCTGCCCGGTAAGGTGGATGCTACGGAGCTTGGTGGCCCGGCTGTGGCGTGGGACGATAACAAGGCTGTCGAGGTAGACGCGACGAATATGCCGGGGCTCTATCGGGTAGACTGGCCGGATGCAGCCTTTTCAGCTACAGGAGAAGACTCGGTAATCTTGTACGTCAACGGGGCGGGGCTCCAACCCTGCGTCGAGGACATCCGACTCAGGACCGCGGAGCCGACCGAGGCCCTGAGCGACATCAACCTCGACCACCTGCTCAAGGAGCCGACCGTTGCGGCCGACATGACCGCCGAGGTCGTGGACGCCACTGTCATCAGCCGGATCATCGCGAATGCCGACACTAGTGCCTTCGACCCGGCCCTGCACGGACTCAAGGCAATCCGGGACGCCATCATAGCCTCGGCACCGCTAGCCT